CCACCAAATGATGGAGGAGGAAGTGGTGGTGGTTCTGGTGATGGTGGTGGAGGTGGAACCGGTGGTGGCTTCTTAGATGATGGATATGATGGAAATGATGGTAGAATTAGGTCTGATGTAGAAAGAGGTAAAGCACAAAAATAAAATATTTATAAAAAAGAATAAATGTCAATAAAATATAATAGACAATATAAAGTAGCTGCTCCTGATAATGAAGAGGCTATAGGATTTTTAGACGGAGAAGGTGTTTATTTAGGAGGTGGCGGCCCTTCTGGTGGAGGTGGTGGTTCTACGGGTGGTGGAAATTCCGGCGGTGGCACTGGTGGAGGAACTGGTGATGGAAATACCGGTGGTGATGTGGTTGTAGAGGAACCGATTATACCATTGGTAGATTATGAAATTGCTATTGGTTCTAATTTGGAAAATGAAGTAGGTGATTTAATAAAATTAAAATACGAAATACGTTCAAGTGAATCTGTTTTGGATTCTGATGAAATTTTATTAGCCGATGGTAGTACGGATAATAAATCTATATTAGAGTCTTTATTGAAAGATAATGTATTAAACATATATTTAGAAAATACATTACCTTCAAATTATAGTATAGTTAAAATATATTATACGGATAAACAAACTGCAATAAACTATCCGTCGGATTATACTAAATGGAAAGTTGGAAACACTTTTATAGGTCAACAAGCAACTGAATTAAAACGTGGTGTTGCAGTTGCTGTTATTTTAGAAAAGGAAATTTCCGTAGCAAAACCAGTAATATTATTAGAGTCTTCGACATATACGAAACAAATAAAAGATTCGGATACCGATTCAATCATTAATATAAAATTTACTAAAACGGATTGTGATTTTGTAGATTTTTATATTGCAACCGATAAGAAAATAAGAGTCAACGCTAGTAATGGATTTGTTTCTTTATCTTTTAAGAATGATTTTAGTGGAGTTTTTGGTAGTAAAAAAATAATAGTAGTACCTGGTAGTGATTTATATGGTACAGGAGATAAATTGGAAATTCTATTAAATTTTATTTCAGTTAATGATTTTCCATCTATTACCGAAATTGTTTATACCGATTCGATTGATATTCCTGCCTTTTCTGATTTAAACATTGAATATGATGTAAAATATTCTACATTTTCAACTTCATTTATTGATGTTGATTTGGTATTAAAAGATAATACAAAAATCACATTATTCAAAAAATTAAACGCAAATGGTTCATTTAAGATTAATATAAAAGAACTTGCTGCAAAATTTAATGGTTGGAATGGTAGTGATAATGTTACATTAATTTTAAAACCAATAAATAATTTAGGTGAAAACGAATTGATTGGTAATGAATATGAAATAAAAACTAATATTTTATATCCATTAATTAGTTTAGATGAGGATATTATTAAAAAATCAATTTACGATGCATTTATTGAAAAAATACAATTTTTAGAACCCGAAAGAGAAAGTAAATATCTAACACATCTTATAAATTTTGGAGATGATGAAAAATCATTAGTTTCAAGTTGGGAAGAAGATAATTGGACTTTATCTAAAAAATCAGTAGATGAATTAGGAAATGAGATTGTTAAACCAGAAGATGAAGTAAAATCTTTAATATTAAAATTATACAATCCACTACCCAGTAATGTAACTTCAAATTCGACATTTTGGATTACAAAATTGATGAGCAATCCTTTGATTGAAACCATTGTATTAAATGAACAATCTGATTTAATATGTCCTCCATTAAAAGGGCCTAATTTTAGTATTGATATAGATTTTGTAAAAGGCCAATCTACCGGTTATGAATCATTGGATACATTGATATTAAGTGCATCAACCTCTAGTTCCACACAATTGGTTGCAACCTATTTAAGTTCATCTTTAATTAATACGGATGAATTAAACATAGAATATTATTTAAGTGGTTCAACGGATTATGCTTGGGATAATTTTGTACACTTTAGTTCCGCAAAAGAAAGAGTAGATAATTTTATATATAAAGTTCAGTTAATAGAAAAATATGAAGAATTAATAGTAAGTTCTTCAACAAATTATACCGGAGGTAATAGTGGTTCTTATACAGGTTCACTATCTTCTTTACAAGAATCGGAAAGACAAAGAATTAAGAAACAACAATTAGAGCAACAAGGGTTCGATGGTTTTGAAAAATTCTTATATACATCATCTTCATATACATCTAACAATAGTGGGTCTATAACTTGGCCATATAATAATACAACTAGATTAATTAGTACCAATACCAATGTCCAAAATTGGTATACTAATATTATTACATTAGCCGAAGAGTTTGATATTGAAAATACAAATTATGTATTAAACAATATACCACAATATATAAGAACCGATGAAGAAAATGATAGTTTATTACTATTCTTTTCAATGATAGGCCAGCATTTTGATAACATATATTTTCATACAAAAGCAATAGAAAGAACAAGAAATTTAGGATATCAATCAAAAAATGGTATATCAAATAAATTATTGTTTGATGTATTAAAATCGTTTAATTGGGATGCTAAAAATTTGGCAGCTGATTCTAAATTATGGGAATACGTTTTCGGAATGGATTCGGATGGTAATCAAAAATTTGAAAGTCCTGCCAAACAAAGAACATATGAAGTTTGGAGAAGAATTATAAATAACTTACCTTACCTGTTAAAACATAAAGGAACTAGAAGAGGAATTTATGCATTGATGGCGTGTTATGGTATCCCTTCATCAAATCTTTCAATATTGGAATTTGGTGGCCCGGAAGTAACTGAGACTACTAAAAGTAAATTAGTATATGATAATATTACTACTGCCTTAAAAATGAATTTAACTTCTTCAATTCATATGGGTTGGGGTTTAACTAATAATACATCAAGTTTAAGGCCGAATACAATTGAGTTTTTTATTAAACCACATGACAATTTAGACTACACATTGATATCAGGAAGTGGTTGGAATGTTTCACTCACTGCTTCGGCCGTTGAAAATTTAGGATATGTTGCGTTTAATTATGATACTACAAATAGTTTGACATCACCATTACTGCCAATATTTAATGGTCAGTTTTTTGGAATATCAGTAAGTAGTGGTTCTGCTGGTTTAAAATTAGATGTAAGACAATCTAATAAAGAAAGAACAATATTCCAAGAATCAATAACAGCATCGGTTGCATCAAATTGGAATGTTGGTAATTCTATTAAATTTGGTGGAAACTATTCAGGTAGCGTTGATGAATTCCGTATGTGGTCTAGTCAATTAAATACAGAAAGATTTTACGAACACGTTTCTTTTCCAGAAATGATTAATGGAAATGATGTATTTGGTTCAACGGATGAATTACATTTTAGATTGGATTTTGAATATCCTAAAAATTTAGCAGTATCACAATCATTAATAAATGTTGATACTAACATATACTATCCGTCAATACAATTGAATCCATCTAGTTCGTTACAATTGACTAGAAATATTTTAGAAGAAACCGGTTCTATAAATTTTGATGCAATAAAATCAGAAAATCCTTATACAATATATTCGGCATCTGCAATTGGGTTTGCAAATCAACCAACAGCTCCATATAATTTTGAAGTAATAGACAGAACGGTTGTATTAGAAATTCCAGATTTGGGTGGTGGTAGATATTCGACAAATAAAGTTAGATTTGAATCTCAAACGGATTTTAATGGTAATGATGTGAGTGGTGGAATTGACTTATCTATAAAAAGTAGAGCAACCAAAAAATCATTAGACCAAGCTCCAACGGATTCTAATAGAGTTGGATTATTCTTTTCACCAACAAAAGAATTAAATATTGATATTGCAAAATCGTTGGGTGGAATTAATTTGGATAACTATATTGGTGACCCAGGTGACAGAACCAAATCAAATTATAAAAGTTTAGATACTTTAAGAAATTATTATTTCCAAAGATTTGATGGTAGAGATATCTACGCATATATTAACTTAATCAAACTATATGAGAAATCTATGTTTGAAGATATTAAGAAAATGTTACCGGCCAGAGTTAAAGCAACTACTGGTTTATTAATTGAACCGCATATTTTAGAAAGAAGTAAGATTGCACAAAAAGACCCAACCGGAGAAGAATATCAAAAAGAAACGACAATTCATTATGGAGATACTACCATTTTATCCGCAGAGAATTCACAATATGAAAGTGTGGTTGATGCAAATCTTTCCGAAAACCTAACAGGTGAAAATAATCAATATGAAAGTGTAATTGATGCAAATCTTTCCGAAAACTTAATAGCAGATTCTTATCAATATAATTCTTTAATAAATGATAATTTATTACCTACTACAATGGCAGAAAATTATCAACAAAATGTAACAATTGATGCAAGATTGGATTTGCCTACAATATTAACTGAGGTTGATTTACAAATAGATACATTTGGCCAAACGGAGTATGAAACAATTGGATTTGGTATTTATGCGGAGGATGGCCATGCAATCCGAACATACTTTGATAAAAATGGTAGACGTGTAAAAGAAAGAATTAAAGTTAATTTAGTAAAAGAAGAAAAAACACGAAAAATTAATGTTTGGAATGTGATAACACCGGATAGAAAAGGTGACCCAAGAGGTGGAATGCGTGCTGAATTGGAAACATATTATGAAACAAAATTGTATATTCAACCATATTCAGGTTCAACAACAATCACCGCGGGGAAGAATAACATTGTTCAGGTGACGGCCGTAGATGGATATTTACCAACACATTATAGAAATACATCTGATTTGACAACTGGATTACAAAATAGTTTCTTTAGAGGTTCAAAAAATACTGCAGCAACTACTTTAGATGGTAGTTCTCCTGTTGAAACGTTCATATCTAATCCAACCACATTAACTGTAAATAAAACTGGTAGAAATACGGCAGAACCAATTTTGGAAGTAGAATAACTAAATTTAAAAAATAATTATATTTATAAACAAAGATAATATTATACTATGGGATATTTAAGCAACACAGAATTAACCGTTGATGCTATTCTTACCAAAAAAGGTAGAGAAAAATTAGCAGCAGGACAGGGTTTAAACATTACTCAATTTGCATTAGCAGATGATGAGATTGATTACACATTATATGAACCAGCTCACCCATTGGGAACACCTTCTTACGACGCAGCTATTAAAAATATGCCTGTGTTAGAAGCTAATCCTGATGAGACACAAGTAATGAAATATAAGTTGGTAACTTTACCAAAAAATACAACACGTATTCCGGTTGTTGAGCTTGGACAGGTCCCAAGTGGATTAACTCAAAGAAGTGGTGAAATTACTTTGAATCCAACCACATCCGGTGGAGGAAATAAAAGTTTAGGATATACTGTTGTATTGTCTAATAAAAATGCCGGTGATATCATCGGAGAAGGTGTAACATCAAATGTTGGTTCAGTACCTTTATTTATAGGTGATGATGTGTCAGCAACGGCAGTGGTAGCTAAAGGGCAAACTTTTAAATTTATTCCAAACCCATCTTTAACTTCGACTATCAAAACAACTATAACAGTTTATGGTAACGAAACGGGTGGTTCACAAACAATTCCATTAACAGTAACTTACGTTCAATAATAAAAAACTATGGCATTAATAAGAGACAATAGAGGAAGCCTTTTAGCAAGTAATTTATCAACTTACTTAGCAGGTGCAGCAAACACCGCAGGCACTCCGGTAGATACTAACGAATTAGTTAGAATCGTAAACCAATTTTTAGGAACCGGTGAACAAATCAGTTCGGATATCGCTACTATTAGTAATGGTATTTATAAAAAATTTGGTACAATTGATAAAGTAACTAATAGAACTGAAATAGTAACTTCTGGAATATGGAGTGGTGATGCCGGTTCTTTAGCAGTAAATGCAATATACACATCATCTGTACAAGTAACAGGAGTTAGTGGTAAATACTATATAGACGTTTATAATGCACCATCGTCATCAGATAATGCAGAAGTTCAATTCTCATTAGCATATGGAGATGCATTGGGATTTGGTTCTCCAAATTTTGGTCAAAGTGATGATTCATTTAGACAATCTTTAGCAGTATATAATCAATTTAAAAACGTATTATTAGATTCAGCTGACCCGTATTTTAGCATATATAGTGGTACAACGGCAGGTGGTGCTGATATGACATCATTCTACGCAATAAACATTAATAGAGCTAGATACAAAGAAAGATTGGACCCAGGTAATATTTCAATAGAACTTTCTGGTTCAGTTTCAGCTTCAGTAACATTGATTGATGATAGTGGTGGAACCGATGAAAATGTAACAACAGCGGGTAGAGTTTATAATTTAGTTGAAGGTTCATTGAACATCGGTTCGGCCTTAACTGCATCTATCAAAAGCTATTCTGCAGCTAACGGACAAGGATATGGTTTATTTTATCCTGATATGGGAATTATCTTATTAAACCCAGCAGCATTAGCATCTAAAGTTGACCCCAAATTAGCAGCCGCAACCACATCTTCAATTGGAGTATATCACAATAACTCATTGAGTGGTTCAACATATTCAAATTTATCCGGTTCAATGGCATTATTAAAAGCATTAGAAGGTGGTGCTGACTTTCAAGTAAGAAGAACTGAAAATGTTTCAACTTCACACTATTTTGTAAGAGCAAACAATAGAGAATTCAATTTCTCAAACAACCCAACATTCGTAACAGGTTCAGTTGGTGCATTTGTTAACTCATCATTTGAAAGAGACCCTAAAGTTTATATCACAACCGTTGGTTTATATGATGATGCAAATGAATTATTAGCAGTAGCAAAAACTTCAAAACCGATTGAGAAATCATTTGATAAAGAAGTAGCAATTAAAGTTAAATTAGACTTCTAATCGGAGAATAAAATAAAAAACTATGGCCCACCTTAATTTGGTGGGTTTTTAGTTTTAAGATATTTATATACGATATGTTAAAAAGAATACCCAAGTCGGATATTAGTATAAGGCCTTTCAAAGCTTATAAGGAATGGAGTTTTAGTGGTTCGGCTGCAACTGCAGAACCTAGAATTGCATTGTTGGAAGCTGAATTGGGTCAGTATGATTCAACCGGAAGTAATGTAATTACAACCGGTAACTTAAGTGGTTCTTCATTTAATAAACATTCGGTATACGGACAATTAAGAGCTCAATTTTATAATGGAAACGAAAATAATCCATTTACAAGAACCGGCCATAAGAATAATAAATACGATAATATTGATGCCTCAAAAGATAGATTTTTAAGTGGCAGTGCAAAAGTAATTTCTATACCACAAATTTATGTTGGAGAAGGTATAAAAAAAGGGTCTGTTTTATTAGTAGATGGTAATACGGAATATGTAGATGATTTATACGGAAATATAATAGATACTTCAGGAGATAATATAACTATAATTTCGGTTGATATTGAGTCGCGACAAATAGTATTTACAGATTTGTTAGCAACACCATACACCGTATCGATAGATATAGCTCCTGCTATGGATTTCGATATAGAAAGTGGTTCATTTAATTTAATATATAACGGAGAGAACTATGATAGTAATATTATATCATTCGATGTAGAATCGGGTATAATGGTTGTAGATAATATTGACTTTTTACAAGAAGGAGCTGCTGTTAGTAAAATTGGTAACGTATTTTATAATCAAGGATTGGTTGTAATAACAAGGGATGTTGCTAATAAGTTAACAAGTGGGTGGCAATTGGATTACAAATCAACTCAAACAATTTACGAACACGAATATCTTTTGGTTGTAAATGAAGATGAATTTAATGTGTCACAAAACCCATCAGCAGTTGTAGAAATTGGTAGAGTTGATGAATACATAAGAGGAACGGATGGTAAAATATATAAAACAACTACTGCACCTGGAACTAAGTATATTAAAAAGAAATCAATATTGGAAGATGGTAGTATTTTGGATTATAGAATACCATCATCATTTAAAGCAAATGTATCCGGTGGATTTGAACACTATGAATTAAGTGGTTCAGTAGATAGTACAGGTTCATTTTTAGCACCATTTATTACTACCGTTGGACTATACGATGACAATTGTGATTTAGTAGCTGTTGCAAAATTACCACAACCAATAAAATCAGAACCAGATATTACTGTAAACTTTATTATCCGTTTTGATACATAATTTATATTTATAAGTAAAATAAAAAGAATATGTCTAAAATATTAGAATTATACAAAGCACAACAATCAGCATTAGGTGTTGATAAATTAGGATTTGATGCGGGTGTAAACGCAAAAACACCATATACTACAAATGATTTGAAAAAAGCAGATGAACAAGTTTTAACTGCTACAAAATTCAAAACAGGTAGAGGTGGTGAAGTGAATGAGAAAAAATACTCAGACACACTTAAAAAATAAAACAATTTAATGGCTAAAAAAGTTACAAAAAAGAACAATCCAAAATGGGTTGCACAAAAATATGGATTTAAGTCTGGTTTAGAAGAAACCATTTCTCAACAAATAGAATCACAAGGAATTAAAGTAGAGTATGAAACCGAAAAGGTTCCATACATAATTCCTGCATCCACTCACCACTATCATCCCGATTTCAAACTACCCAATGGTATTAGAATAGAGACAAAAGGTAGATTTGTGGCAGCCGACCGTAAGAAACACTTATTGGTTAAAGAACAAAACCCAAATATAGACATCAGGTTCGTATTTTCCAATTCAAAGAACAAAATCACCAAAAAGTCTAAAACGACCTATGGGGATTGGTGTGAAAAGAACGGATATAAATATTCGGACAAAATCATCCCAAATGAGTGGTTTTTAGAGGAAAATAGACCTTAAAATATTTGGTAATATCAAATATTTGTCGTATATTTAAGTTGTGTTGAAGCAAAATGATAAGAATATAGTCGTATCTACTCTAACCGGTGTGTTAGGTAGTTATCTCAATCTCAAAGGGAATGAGTTAGCATTTTACTGTCCTTTCTGCAATCACCACAAACAGAAACTCCAAGTTAATACGGAAACCCAAAAATGGCATTGTTGGACTTGCAATAGTGGTGGTAAGAAATTGACCTCATTATTAAAAAAGTTAGATGTTGATAGAAAGGTTATTTCGGTTATTAGAGAGATATAC